TGGTGCTACAGATGTAGGTGAAGATTTAGTTGATGCAGATTTATTTATAGTTGATAATGGGGCTGGTGGAACTAATAGAAAAGTTGCAGCATCTAGAATTAAAACATATATTGGTGGTGGTACTTCTTGGCAAGCAGTTAAAACTGGTAACTTTACAGCTTCAGCTGGTCAAGGTGTATTTTGTAATACAACTTCTTCAGCGTTTACAATTACACTTCCCGCCGGAACTCTAGGAGATCAAGTTTCAATTATAGATTACGCAGGAACTTTTGACTCAAATAATTTAACCGTTGCAGCTAATGGATCAGAAAAAATACATGGTTCTACAGATGATTTAACGGTTGCAACAGAAAGAGCGGCTTTTACTTTAGCATATACTGATAGTACACAAGGTTGGCTCCTAATAAATAATTAAGGAGAGAAATGGCTATATATAAAACTGAACACGGTTTTCAAATTAAACACCGTTCTAGTGATCCATCTTCTCCTATTAAAGGAGAGATTTGGTATAATACTACTACTCAGACTTTAAAAGTAGCACCTGAAATAGGTGCTTGGGCAAGTAGTACAGCAGTAAATACTGCTAGAAGATCAACGTCTGGTGTACGTGTTGGAACAACGACATCTGCTTTATTTTGTGGGGGTTTACCTAATGCTACACCTACCAAATCAGATTTAACTGAAGAATGGGATGGTTCATCTTGGACTGAATCTGGAGACATGAATACTGGAAGAGACAATCATGCGGTATTTGGAACACAAACAGCTGCAGTTTCTGCTGGTGGTGAATTACCCCCTACTAATGAATCTCAAGCAACAGAAGAATATAACGGATCAAGTTGGTCCAATGGAGAAAATGTACCAATATATAAAGTTAGCGCTGGTGGGACAGGAGTTTTAACAGCAGGACTAATGGCAGGAGGCGCTGGCTCTCCAGATGGAAATCCTGGTACTAGTGGTGCTACAACTACAACATTAGAATATGATGGAACTGATTGGACTACAGGTGGAGCTATTAACACTGCAAGATATAGAGCTGGTGTAGTTGGAACACAAACAGCTGGTTTAAAATTTATGGGAGGTAATCCAGGATATACAGGACCTACAGAAACATATGATGGTTCATCTTGGACAACTAATCCTGCTAGTGTTAACGCTGGAAGAGCTGCAGTAGGCGCAGTTGGAACTCAAACCTCAGCATTAGGTTATGGTGGATATAAAGCACCATCCGCTACACATACTGCTGAAGTTGAAGAATGGGATGGTTCAACTTGGTCGGTACAATCTACACTATCAGCAGCTAGAGCTAGTCCTGCTAGTGCAGGAGTTAATTCTAGTGGAGCTTTATGTATTTCAGGAGCTACTCCTGGTTGGACTGCATCTACTACAACAGAACTATGGAGTAAAGCAGCAACAGTAAGATCGGTGGATACAACATGACGGATTATAAAGCAATATTTGGAAAAAAGATTAAGTTTCAAACTTCAGATTTAACCATGAGCACAACAACTGAAGGAGAACTATTTTATAGTGATACTAGTTCAGAATTTAAAGTTGGAGTAACTCTTGAGGCTTGGGCAAGCGGTGAAAATATGGGCACTGCTAGATCAGGTTTTAATGGACAAGCTTATGGAACAATAGATTCATCTTTAGCATCGGGTGGATCCGCTGCAACGAAAGTAGTTACTACAGAAGAATATGATGGAACTGATTGGACATCTGGTGGAAATATGAATACTGCAAGAAATCAAATGGCAGGTTTTGGACTACAAACAGCTGCAGTTGCAGTTGGAGGACAATTACCATCAACAAATCAAACACAAGCTACAGAAGAGTATAATGGTTCATCTTGGACTTCTGTTACAAATACTCCTCAACATAGATTTACAGCTGCAGGAGCGGGCGTATTAACTGCAGGTGTAGTTTTTGGAGGTCAAACGGCTCCAGGTGGAGATCCAGGACAATCTACAAATACAAACGTTACTTTAGAATACGATGGAACTAATTGGACATCTGGTGGAAATTTAGGAACTGTATCACAAAGACGTGGTGGAGCTGGAACTCAAACAGCAGCTTTAGCCATTTCAGGAGACGTTCCTACTGCTAATGTAGAAGAATATAATGGTTCATCTTGGACTGAAGGACCTAATGTTAATACTGCGAGAGGTAATGCAGGAGCTAGTGGAATTACAACATCAGCATTATTTTTTGGAGGATATCCAAATATTGCTCATTCAGAAACGTATGATGGGTCTTCATGGACTGAAGGACCTAATTTAGGAACAGCCCGTTATGGTATGGTAGGAGCTGGAGCTAGTAATACTTCTGCACTTGCAGCAGGTGGAGGCGCTGGAGCTCCTTCCTCAGTTACTAATGCTACAGAAGAATTTCAAGGTATTGTAACACTAAAAACGGTAACAGATAGTTGATTTATAGAATTAAAGGATATATAAAATACAAGGAGGATTAATATGGCAATATTTATATATGGCACAGCAAACAACACTGGAAAAGGATTTTTTACTGTAGAAGACAGAAGAAACTTTTTTCTAAGAGGTTATTCAGGACACGATGGATCTAATTATATTGATACATGGGTTATAGGGGCCAATGAAAAAGGCGCAACTTGGTTAGCTGAAAAAAGTGGAACTGAAAAAACTAAAGCAGAAGCACAAGCTTTAGTTAGAGCAGCTGATACTTTAGCTAGAACCGCTTGGGACAATAACAATGTTGATGGCGAATCAGCAGATGAAAAAGTTGCAAGAATTGGTTATGCAAAGCCAGACTTTCAAACAATCCCCTAAAGGAATTTAAATGTCAACTTATACTGAATTAAAAGGACTTAGGGTTAAGTACCTTTCATCTGATCCATCTCCTGGAACAGCGGGAGATGTTTGGTATAATACGACTGACGCACAATTAAAAGCATACGTGGGCCGAGGTGCATGGCACGCTGGTGCAACTGCTATAGGAGGTTTTAGATTAGGTGGTGGAACTGGAACTCAAACAGCAGCTTTATCTTTTGGTGGTTTTGGACCACCCGATGATAAAACAGAATCTTATGAATATAATGGTTCTGGTTGGTCAACAACACCAGATTTAAATACAGGCGGTGCAAGATTTGCAGCTTGTGTTGGAACACAAACTGCAGCTGTTAAAGCTGGAGGTTTACTTGCCAATAGTACTTATTCAAATGCTACAGAAGAATATAATGGATCGAGCTGGAGTAACGGAGAAAATTTACCAGCTGCTCATGGAACGGGCTCAGTTGGTATAGGAACATTAACTGCATCGGTAATTGCTCTTGGCAATAATGGTACAGCAGTTAATTCTGAAACTTTTGAATACGATGGAACTGATTATAGTGCAGCTGGAAATATGAATACAGCTAGAACTTATACAGCAGGTTTTGGAACTCAAACTTCAGGAATTTATGTAGCAGGTGGCCCTGGAGCAAAAGCAAATGTAGAAACATATGATGGTTCTAGTTGGACAGAAACCACTGATATAAACACTGGAAGAAGACGACATGGAGCTTCAATGGCAAGTACAAGTCAATCTAGTGGAATGATTTTTGGAGGTTATGTAACTGCAGCTTCTAATACATCTGAAGAATGGGATGGTTCGGCTTGGACTGCTACACCAAATATGTCTGTAGCAAAAGATAGTGTAAGTTCTGGTGGATCTTCGGCAATAAGTGCTATAGCTTTTAATGGAAATAATCCTGGATCTACTGCGCTTAATGTAACTGAAGAATATAATAACTCATTCCAAGTAGTTACTGCTGGTGCATGGGCTAGTGGTGGAAATTTAAACACTGGAAGAAATCTTTTAGGTAGAGCTGGAACTCAAACTGCAGGTTTAGCAATAAGTGGTTATCAGACTCCTAATAGTCCAGAAGTAACTGTAAATGTAGAATCTTATGATGGGTCTAGTTGGACTGAAATAGCAAATGTAAATGAAGCTAGATATGGAATGCAAGGAGATGGAACTCAAACAGCTGCTATAATAGCAGGAGGAATAAATCCAGGTGGTTCTGAATTTAGAGATGAAACAGAAACTTGGGATGGAAGCTCTTGGACAGAAGGTTCTGATATAAATACAACAAGAGGTTATATTGGTCATGCTGGAACTTCAACAGCATCAATTGTTTTTGCAGGCAGAACACCTGATGGTGGTACAAATTCAAGTGAAACTTGGGATGGATCAAGTTGGACTGCTGCACCAAATTTAAATAATTCTGGTTGGGGTAGATACGGAGGCGGAACTTCAACTGCGACTTTATCTACTGGATTAACTCCTCCAGCTGCTGGAACAACAGAAGAATATAATGGTTCAGCTTGGACGGCAGCAAATGCAAACATGGCGGGTCGTGCTTTTAGAGGACAGGCTGGAACACAAACTGATTGTATAGTATTTGGATCTGATAGTAGTGCAATTACAACAACTGAAGGATATGATGGAACAAATTGGTCTACAAGACCTTCTTTATCTACAGCACGTGATAGTGCTGGAGGAACAGGAACGAGCACAGCAGCTCTTTGTATGGGTCAAGCAACTAAAGGCACAAACACAGAAGAATTTACAGGAGATACAGCAGCGGATACAGCGTCAACTATTGACTTTGATTAAAAAATAAATATATTAGAAATAACGAAAGGATTTTATGACAGATAAAAGAAATATAAAAGCGTTAATAGAAAAAGAAGCACCTAATTTAAATAATTTATTAGACCCAGAAGAGGTTAAACATTTTAAAGTTTTAACCGAAGAGCTTCGTGATACTTGGACCAAGAAACAAATGTTTAGAACGGAGACTGAGATGCAGTTTTCTGTTTTAAATGATGCAAAATATCCAACGAAAGCTGCTAAATATTGGCAGTGTGTTAGAGAGCAAAACGTATTTTTAGAAAATTTAATGCAGCTATCTTTTGATTATAGAAGAGCAGAAGTTAAACAAAAAAGAATGCAAGAGAAATTAGATAAAGAAGAAGACCCATTAAAAAAAGAATTGCTTCAGATAGATATAGATGAAAAAACATTTAATAAAGCAAGCATGCAGTTGGTCGCAAGAGACAGGATGAGAGAAATAAAGTTATGGTCTAAGTTTAAAAAGAAATTTGATGATGGATCATTTGACACTAAAAATGTTAACACCCACCAGTTATCTTCTTATCATTTAACTATGAAGAATAAAGCAGAGACTTTAACACCAGGTTCTTCTCAACCAGAAGTATTTAATGTATTAGGTCAGTTGCAGTCTATTGAAAGAATTAAAAAAGATATAGCATTAGAAAATAAAAAGAAAGAAGATGCAAAACTGGAATTCGACAAAAACTCAGTCGCAAAACAGAGTTAAAAAACTTTTCTTTTTAGTTGCAATGCCAAGGTCAGGTAATACCTTGTTTGCATCTATTATGAATCAAAACCCTGATTTAGTTTGTACTGCTAATTCTATTACATTGGAGATTATGAAGAGTTTATTCTTACTTAAAAAAACAGATGTTTTTCAAAACTATTCAGATCACCAATCATTAGACAATGTATTAGATTCTGTTTATGAAAGCTATTATAAGGATTGGCCACAAAAATATATTATAGACAGAGGTCCTGTTACTTTAACAGGAAACTTTAATTTAATGAAAAAGCATTTAAAAAAACCATTTAAAGTTATTGTTTTAGTTAGAGATTTAATGGAAGTATTAGCTAGTTATATGAAATGGTATACAGAAAATCCCAATGCCTTTCCAAATTGGGAAGAATTTAAACTTAAGAGTGATGATGAAAAAATATCTAACTTAATGAGTACAGAGGGAGCCATTGCTAAACAATTAAATGCAATTAAAAATGCTTATAACTATCCAGAAATTTGTCATTTTATAAAGTATGATGATTTGGTTCAAAACCCTGAAGAAGAAATAAGAAAAGTATATGACTTCCTTGAAATACCTTTTTTCAAACATAGATTTTTTGATCTAGATCAAATTAATATAAATGGAGTAGAATATAATGATAGTACTCTCGGAGATAATATGCATAATATAAGAACCAATGAAATTAAGAAAGAGTATAATCCCTACATTGAAAGGATACCAACAAGGATAAGAAAAAAATATGAACACGTTAAATTTTAGTTTTGTATTTTTAGGTCAATCTGTTTTAAGATATGAAGTACCTTTAGATATCTATAATACTATTAATCATATTTATGAAACAAGAAAACACGAATTACCACCAGCTAATATACAATTAGTTGGTAAAATTCAAAATGAACATTCACTGTTTTTTGATGGACCTCCTAATAATAAAATGCATCCACATAATTTTTTACCAACCGATGTTCTTGTATGGTTTAAAAAAGTAATGACTCATTATTTAGAGTGGAATAAAACAAAGGGTTTTGAAACTCATTTAAATTCTATATGGGTAAATGAAATGAAAGTTCATGAGTATAATCCAGTCCATGTGCATCAAGGAGGTTTGTTTACAGGTTTATCATCGGTTATGGTTTTAAAACTACCACAAGATACTGGTGTTGAATACTCAGCATCTAGTAAACCTATGAATGGACAATTACAAATACTGGGAAGTTCCTCAGGGCAATTTGCAAATGTTGATTATGGTCCTACTTTGAAGGAAAGATCTTTTTTTGTTTTTCCTTATGACATGAGACATTGCGTATATCCTTTTAATGGAGAAGGTATTAGAAGAACTTTAGCATGCAACATGGATGTTAACTATGATCCAATTAAAAATAGGAGTGCGTCATGATAATAAAAGAACCTAAATGGAAAAGTTGGATAGTCGAAACAACTACTCCTTTATTTACACCAGATCAATGTAGACAAATTATTGAATGTGGTCGCAGACAAGAGCCACAGAAAGCTCGAGTTGGTATGGGGAGAAAACCAGGAGGTGGATTAGATACTGAAAAAAGAGTTACTACAATTAGTTGGATTCCTTTTAAAGAAATGCAACCAATGTATGAGCAAGTGAATGGATTTATTCAAGCATGTAATTTAAATCATTTTGGTTTTGGAAATATACAAGTTACAGAAAATGCACAGTTTACAGAATATCCTGAAGGAGGGTTTTATGATTGGCATATGGATATAGATGTCAACATGTCTCATGAACCTCCTGTTAGAAAAATATCTATGACAGTTTTATTATCTCCCGAAGATCATTTTGAAGGAGGAGATTTAGAGTTAATGGCGCCTGGTAAAAGAGTTAAACTTAGACAAGGTCATGCAATTATATTTGCATCATTTATAAATCATAGAGTAGCGCCCATAACTAGGGGCGTTAGACAATCACTTGTTATGTGGTTTGGAGGTACACCTTTTAGATGATTAAAGAATATTTTTTTCCAACTATTGTTTATGTTAAAGACTTAGAAAATGCTGATGAGTTAAACTCATATTTAGAAAAACATATTGTTGAATGGAGCGAGAAAGATAAAGGCGTTGAAAAAACTAATGTTAATGGTTGGCATTCACAGACAGATATGAACCACAAAAAAGAATACGAACCTTTAATAAGAGAATTGTTTCAAATGCAAAATGAAATAATACAAGATGCACATTTAAATATGGAACCTAAATTAGGTAATATGTGGGCTAACATTAACTATAAAGATGGTTATAATAATTCTCATATTCATCCTAACTCATTCTTTTCTGGTGCTTATTATGTAAAAGCTCAACCTAATTCTGGAAGACTTCATTTCTTAGATCCAAGACCAGGAGTACAACAATGTATGCCCCCTATGAAAAAAGGAATATTACCTAGAGAACTATGGCGAGAAGGTTATTATGATCCAGTTCCTGGAAGAATTATAATGTTTCCATCATGGTTGTGGCATAGAGTGGAGCCTAATAAAAGCAATGATACTAGAATATCTGTATCTTTTAACTTTATATCAATAAAATGATCTTTCAAAATAAAAAATACCAAGTAGTTAAGAATGCAATTAGTTATGAGTTAGCTAATTTTATATATAATTATTTTTTTCTCAAAAGAGACGCAGCATATTATTTATATCAAAACAATATTGTTCACGACAATGGTGTGTGGGGAACATGGAATGATAAACAAGTTCCTAATACATATTCTATTTATGCTGATCCTGTGATGGAGACTTTAATGATGAAAGTAAGACCAAAAATGCAGCGAGAAACAGGGCTTAATTTAGTACCAACATACTCTTATGCAAGACTATATAAAAAAGGAGATATTTTAAGACGTCATAAAGACAGACCTAGTTGTGAGATATCTTGTACCCTCAATTTAGGGGGTGATCCATGGCCTATATTTATAGATGGCACAGGTTCTGATAATATCATAGACGAATATAAATATATATATAAACCCAATGCTCCAGAAGGCACTAAAGTATTGCTTGAAGTAGGAGATATGCTAGTATATAGTGGATGTGAATTAGAGCATTGGAGAGAACCGCTTGAAGGAAATGTCTGTGGACAAGTATTCCTTCATTATAACCATGTAGATGGTCCTTTTGCTGAAAAGAATAGGTTTGACAAAAGGCCGATGTTAGGTATTCCACCAGTAAGGAATATATAATATAATGGTTATTTATGTTACAAAAATTAAGATTTGATCCAGGATTCAATAAACAAGTTACTGCTACAGGTGGTGAAGGCCAATGGGTTAGTGGAGACTACGTTCGTTTTAGATATCAATCCCCAGAAAAAATAGGTGGTTGGGCTCAACTAGGAGACAGCACTCTTACTGGTAGAAACACAGCACTACATCATTTTGTAAATGCTAGTGGTATTAAGTATGCAGCTCTTGGTACAAACAGAATGTTGTATGTATATTCTGGAGGAGCATTTTATGATATCACTCCTATTAAAGCTACAACAACATTAACTAGTGCTTTTACAACAACACAAAGCGATGCAACTGTTACATTAACTTTTTCATCTGCTCACAATATTAAAAAATACGATATTATTTATTTAGATAGTTTTACAGCTATTACTAATTCAAATTTTGATGGAGATGATTTTAATGGTATTACTTTTATGGTTACATCAATCCCAACTTCTACAACACTTACTATTGAAATGGGTTCAGCAGAATCTGGATCAGGAGCTAGTACTTCTGGTGGTATAAGAGTTCAGCATTACTATTCAATT